ACCCAGGTGCATGTGCATGATCTGCGCGGCCAGCCGCCGATTGATCTCGTCCATATCATCTTCATTATTGATGATCCATGCACTACCCCGTGCCTTTACCTTGTAATCACCTCCCAGCAGATCGTTTCCCGTGACCACAGAGATCGCTGCCATCAGCGAGAACGTGGACTTTCCAACCCCTGGCGGCGCAATCAGCAGCGTGACCTTTTCCCCTAATGCCAGATGGTTGATGATCCAGCGGCGGGGCGGAAGGTTTCCAAGGTTGTCCAGATCGCAAGGGTGGATATTGAGCGCATCAGGATCCCGATCCATGAATGCATTCTCGCTGGATGCAGACCCGATCGCGGTATTCCGGAATTGGTGAGCATTCTCGATCTTTTCCATCAGAGCGTCCTTGCTCCTCCACGGGTGCGGGCAGCGTGGGTTCCAGTATTCGAACATGAGTTCGAGCGTCTTTGCGTTCGATAGCCCATAGTCCTGAACCCGGGCAGCGATGTGGTAGGTCAATTCATCCCTGGCTCCATGCGTTGCCACATCTTCCACTGTCTCCAGAAACTCGATCCCGCGGGTGATGGCTTGCTCGCTGTCCAGTAGATCAAGCGGCATATCGTCCCGGTCTGAAGGGCGCGTACTGGAAGTTAATTTCTTGTGGCGACCATGATTAAGCACCCATGGAGCGATCACGCTGACGTTTGAGGTAAGATCGATTTCCACCGTGTACTTTCTCCCGTTCACAGTGGACCCTGGCGCTACGACAAAGCCTCCATCCGCTCGGATATCCACACCTTTGCCCAGCACATTAGCGCCGGATCGGATGTTCTTCTCCCGGTCTACCGAGTAGTAGAGATGCACACCCCCAGACGGGGTCTTGACTGATAGGGTTTCCACCAGCCTGTCTCCTTTGCTTCTCAGTGCTTTCAGCACCGCATATCCGTTCTTGTCATGTTTCAGATCGACATCGATCACCACAAGCGCTTTGTCTTCCAGATAGCGGTTGGTGCAGATGCCGATGTTTGACTCAGGACTGGTGGCCCACCACTGAGAGATTTCGTTCTCGTCCCTGCTGGCCTTGTTGGGCCAATCCTTGATCGTGGGAATCTTCCCGCCTGGGATCAGCGGGAAGACATAGAAACCCTTCTCCGCTGTTGCCAGCGCGATTTCCTTGAACGTCACTTCCGATACCTTTTCCCTCTCCAGCCGTTGGCGTTAATCGGTAATCCTTCTGCCCAGTCAGGCACAACCGTCATGATCTCAATCATTTCCTTCAGGGTTCCAACGTGAACCGGCATCTCAGTTACTACTTCATCATGTACATGCATGACCACCGTGTACCCCTCGTCTTCAAGGCGAGTCATGGCTTCGCTGAGACAATCGCGTGCCACTGCCTGGGTGACGTTTTCTACAAGTTTTCCACCATAACTGGCGATCCGTTCCCATTTTCGACTGATGGGATTGGTCCCCATGTAAGTCAGCGCGTCCACCATTTCTCCCCAAGGAGTTTCATGCTGCTGAATCTCAGGGAAGGGATAGCAGATTACTCGGCCAGAAGGTAGCTGACACCACAGGAAAGAAGCTTTTCGCATGAAGACAGATCCTCGTGCAGAAAAGGGTTCTCCTTCCTTCTTTGTGGCCTGGATTGCGGCTCTTTCAACGATGCTCCAGAAACGCACGATGTCATCATTGGCTCTACGCCAATCCTTCTTGATGGCTTCACAGCGAGATTCTTCCAGGTCCAGCCCGTACTGGGTACACATCTTCTGAAAGGCTACCTTTCCTCCACCGTATCCCAGAGAGAGTGTGGCGACCTTGCCGATGAATCGATCCTGCCCCAGGCGTTCTGCAGCATGAAGATAGATGTCCTCTCCTCGTCTGAACACTTCCAGTGCGCTTTCCTGTCCTGCCAACCATGCCAGTACACGAGCTTCGATTGCGGAGAAGTCAGCACAGATCAAGTCCATGCCCTCCTCCGCAGTGATTAGACCTCGAAGTGAGGATGCAATGAGTTCGATGGGTTTACCTAATTTCCGTAACAGCTTGGTGTCACTCAGCCTTGTATCCAGCACATCATCAATCACATCCTGACTCACAAGGGGTCGCATGATGTTGTGCAACTGGACCTTCCTTCCTGCCCATCGGCCTGTCAACGCGCCGTGATACTGGAACATGTGACAGATACGATCATCTTCCTCGTCCGCGGTGTTCAGCATGGACTTGATCTTGGCAGTGGAGGATCTGGATGCTTCCTGTCTGAGCAACAGGACTTCTCGGATCCGGTAGTCAAGCGGTTGGTTCAACAGCGTATTGATATCCGCCTTTGCCAGTGTAATTTCCCATTTGAATTCCGGTTGGATCATGCCAATCCACTCAGTCAGTTTTCCAACCTGATTACAGGATTTCACATAGCCCTTGGTGACTCGGAACATCTCGGCGTTCAGTCGCGCAGTCTCCATGCGGATGATGGATAAGGCGCTTCTGCATGAAGCTACATCGATCATCACCCCTCTCAGGTTGATCATCTGATCCAGGCACCAGATACCCTTTTCCTTTTTGGAGAGTCCAAACAGCTTCTTGTGCAGTCTCTGTTCTACTCGGACATCCTGAAGGCAGTAGGCGTATAGCCTTTGCAGTTTCGGGTCATCGGTCCACCAGATGGGTTCTTCATTCTCCACCCGTCTGGGTCTGGACATTCTGAGCATCAAACGATGACCTTCCATGTCCTTGCCGATATCAATGCCGAGTGCTAACGCACATCGATCCAGAGAACCGGGGAGGCTCATGGCATAAGCGCGTGCCATCGTGTCATCCATCTGTTCGAGAGCCATGCTGGGCAGTTCAAGCAGCGGGGCCAGTACATTATTCCAGATCCGAAACTCGAAGATCGCGTTGTGCGCGACCACGGTTCCTGCTTCATTGATATGCTCACTGATTTCAAGGGGCATGGGGTCCGCTGGCAACCAGATAACAGGTTCATCGTCATTAAATGCCCATGCCATACAGATCACTTCTGTCTTACTCGGATCCGCGTATCGACTCAACCCGTGCTTCTTCAGGTCAACCGTGCTGCGAGTCTCGAAGTCGATGTGAAGTTGCCTTGGCCCCCACTGGAACGGATCGTGGTCTTTCATCTCTTTCATTCCTCCTTAGAAAGAAGGGGACCATTGCGGCCCCCTGCTTGTGCTTCTCAGGTGCTGCTACTGAAACAGTGCTTTTGCGTCCTCCGCATCTGCATCGTCTACGTTGACCACAGTGAACTCTGCCCCTGCGGAAGATTCGGCTGACTTTCTGAAGGGTGTTCCCTCTGCCATCTTCTGAAGGTTCTGCAATCCAATGGAAACCCCTTTGTTTCCTGCCTTGTCATATGCATACGCAGTCACAGAAGCGCGGGCGTAGCATCCGCCATAAAACTCATCCTCGCTAATGATGCTGTTCAGTTTCTGATCAACAATACCGGGGGCGAACTTAGATGACGCATTAACAAAGGTCATCCCCTCTTCAAAGCCGTCATAGTCCTTGTCTCCTGCGTCCCGGAGAGGCTTCCTGATGCCAGCGGGGATCTTGTTGCCCCACTTCTCTTCTGCCGCTTCCTGGCAGATTTGCTTGAGACCGGACAGATCTGCATTTGCATCGAATAACATACAAAGGCTGTATTTGGCATCTCCACCCTGAATAGGGGCTTTTGCATCAAATACGTTTGGGAACGCCACTCTAAACTTGGGCGTTGTGATTCTTTCAGACATGTATTTCTCCTATGGTTGTTGTAAACGTCAGATCTGCTCTGCAAAATCCAGGCGTGCGCGAGCAGATCCTTGTGCGATGGCGTGACGCTTGTCCGCTTCAGGTACTAGCGTCAAGCCAGATGATTCTTTTCGATGTAGATGATCCATCTCCTTCATCTCTTGCTTTCCGATGAGCTTCTCGATTGCGGCTGGCGACTTTAGCTTTCGTGAGAACATGTCCGACCCATCGAGGCCGAATGCTTGTAGTTCCGTTGCTACCGTTTCCTCTTTTACCCATTTACGAATACCTCTCTTTTCAACGAGTTTGAAACCGGGAATAAACACGCCATCCATGGCTTGTTGGTACGCGAACTCTCTAACCTGTTTTGTCCAGCGTTCGATCACTGGAAGAAAGCGCATTGAATCTGCTAGGTCCGCGGTATCAAGGGCTGTTGATTCGAATTCTTTCTTTGCCATGTTCGTGGCGAGGCGTTTGACTTCTGGGCAGATGGCTCCAGCGGGACACCACTGGCAATGCTTCCCTGGAACCAACGGGGCTTCAGGGTCCATGACCCGCTCAACGGCATCCTCCAGTTCAGCCTGGAATTCCAGCAACTGAACTGCATCGAATCGCCATCTGCGTATTGGCCCTTCTGGGTGTTCGAACCGCGGCTGCACGATGATGAACTCGACATCCTTAACGCGGAGATTGTTGGACATCGCGAACAGCAAGGCGTAGAACACGCCCTGCTGATTGTTCTCTGCCTCAACGCCTACGCCTTTGCCATACTTGAAGTCGTATACTTTCAGGTGGTGCTTCCGTTCTCTCCAGACCGCGGTATCCAGCGTGCCAAACAGATTCGGGTGGATCTCTGGAACATGCACTTTGCGCTCCACATACAACTCGTCTCCTGGCTCCATGTCGTTTCGCACGGTATCGGCGTACAACTGGATGCCATCGAGCATTTCCTGAGTGACCTCGATATCGAAGCCTTCCTGCTGGATCAGATCTCCTGGTTCTCGGATCGTGGGTTTCCCTGTCGCGATTGGAGTCTCTGAAAGCTTATGCGCTACGGTTCCTTCTGCTGCTGGGAATCCAGCTTTGGATTCAATGCCCTTGCTCAATCGAACAGAACCGGGGCATTGGCTCCAGCGTGAGTAGCTGCTGCCCCCGATTCTTGAATGCTCAGTCATCGGGTAATGCATCCAGACATGCGTCAACGAACTCTTTGTATTTCTCGGTAGGCAAGAGCGAGAGCTTTGCTATCTTGAAGCCGGTCAGGAGCTTCTTTGCATCCAGAAACCCAAGCTTCTTGGAGACCAGTTCCAATGCCGCTCTAACCTCATCCTGGGTGAGTCCTGAAGGTTGTTCCACGGTCTTGGCTTTACGTTTCCGCGTTCTCTTTGGTTTAACTTCTGGTTCTGGTTTAAGATCCGTAGGCGGGAGCGAAGGGACGGATTTGGTCACTTCAACCTGTGCCATCCTCGCTCCACCCAGCGTTGTCATCATTTCTTCGAATGATGAAAAATTCATCTTTACTTCAATCATTGGTTCTCCTCTGTTGTGATAAAAGTGTTTGGATTTATCCGCCAGTATTGCGAAAACCGCAACACTACTTAGCCAAACAATTGAGTGATGGTTTCGGTCTTTCTTCTCAAAACACGCTGAATGCGTTCATCGATGGTCCCCGCGGCAGACACAAACCGGACAAACACAGGCTTGTCCTGACCGATTCTGTGGCATCGCATCGCTGCTTGCGCGTTGTCCGCCGGGTTCCATGAGGCTTCTGCGAACAGCACATCATGCGCGGCGGTTAATGTGATGGCTGTTCCTGCTGCAACGACTTGCCCGATGAACACCCTGCATTTAGGGTCTGTCTGAAAACGGTCTATGTTCTCCTGGCGGCGACGAGGTGGGGTTCCACCAAACAATGTGACTACACCGAATCGACCAAACTTCTTACGAAGTGCGCCAGCAAGTATGCTGATGACATCCCGATGCACAGCGAACACAACGATTTTCCTCATGCCGTTCTGTAGATCATTGGCGACTAGTTCGGCGATACCGGGGGCTTTGGACACACCAAGGTAACGGCGTAACTTAGCAACTCCTCCTGAGTTGTATTTGTTTCCTCCGATCGCATGGAGTGCTTGCAGTGTCTGTTCGCTCTGTGTCTCATCAAGGATCAGCTTCACCGCGGTCAGCATAGGCTCGAAGTCGAGAACGTGGTTTGGGGCCAATGTCTCTGGGAAGTAGATCTCCTCATCGACTTCTGATTTCTCGACCACAATCTCTGAGTAGCGGATGGGTGGTAGATCTTTCAAGACTTCCTCCTTTTTGCGTCTTAACATGATGGGTTGAATGGTCTGTCTCAGGTGGGGAATGTTCTTTCCTCCGGTGATCTTGAAGCCAAAGTTGTCCTGGAACCCGGTGCAGTACTCCCTTACGAAGTCCCAATACCGCTTTCGATAGACTCCGAATGCGTTCAGCATTGTCCACAGTTCCGATGGGTCATTGGGGGCTGGAGTACCAGACAGACAAAACACTCTCTTTGCTAGAGGAACAATCTTCGAGTAGACAATCTTTGTTCGCTGCGCTTGCCGGTTCTTCAGGAAATGCGACTCATCGAGAATCAGAACATCGATCTCTTCGCTGGTAATCTGGTTCAGAATGGGTTTTCTGGATGCCAGATCATAAGAACAGATGATCAGCGAGCCGGTGATGTTTTCCCGAGTGGTCATTACCACCGTGGCTTCTCGATTTATCTCACTGAAGCGGGTGAATTCCCGTTCCCAGTTGAGCCTTGCTACCGCAGGACACAGGACCAGAATGCGTTTAGCATTCACCTGATCACAGGCTGAGATGGATTGTGCGGTCTTGCCAAGTCCCATTTCATCTGCCAGTAACGCATGTGGTTTACTGGCTAGAAAGGAGGCTCCATCCTCCTGGTAGGGATAAAGCTCAGGCATAATCAGTCATAATTCGCTGCGACATCCGATCCGCAAGCCGCGTACCCGGCGATGTCGATCCAGTTGTCATCATGCTGGGGGTTTGCTTTGATCCTGGCTGTTTTCAGCAAGATCATCATGGCGGCGACATCCACAGGAGAGATGTCTTCTCCGATATACGCGCTCCACAGCGCGGCGATGGCTGCGAAACTGTCTTCCGCATTACCGTGCGTAGCAGCACGGTCATTCATGATGTATTCTTTCGCGGTGTCCAGCACCATTTCTCTATTCATACCGCCTCCCGTAGGTTGCAATTAACGCAGCTTCTGCCTTGTCTACATCTTTCTTTAGCGCCCAGTGGCTACAGAATCTTGGGTACAGGGCAGAGGCTTTCTGCCTTGATGAGTCCTTGTCCTTGGTGAGTCCCATGGTCCTCTTCCATACCGCGGGTCTGACCAGTTGCATGGGAATCAGGTTTGCAGCAATAATCCCTTGGATCACTCCTGCGCTGAACCCAAAGCTGAATGAAGAAGTGACCCCCTGCTTTGGCATGGCATTCACATCCTCGATAACCGCCATCTTTGTCTCGTTTGCCATGCTATCGATCAGTACGCCAAGCTGGTATAAATCCAGCCTTCTTTTCTTCTTGCCGTTCACAGTGATCTGGTGGATAGGCATTCCGTGGATCTCCAGTTCTCCAGATTCATCCAGCCATGCCAACGCGCCAGATAATCCGGGGTCAATACCCAGAATCTTCTTCAATCCAGTAGCTCCGCAATTTCATCTTGTTCCCACTTGTACACTCGTTTCGGAGTGAGACCGCCGTATTGTGGAAGCTCTGGGTAGAGGTCTTCCATGGTAATGAGGACTCCATGCTTCTTAGCCGCTTTGATCACTCTTTTTAGAGCGGTTGTGGGAATAACACCTCCAGTACCGGCTGGACG